TTCTGTACTTGCTGCCTGCAAGCATGCGGCTAGTGTTTACCCTTACCAACTTTGCAGCGGGTTGGTAATATAGCGACGGCTTGGCTGCCCATTGCGGGCGTGGGCTTGCAAGTGTTTGCCTGTGCGTGTAGCTGCCAGTAGTTTGATATTGTAATGTGTAAGAGTAGCGGCGATAGGCGAGCGTGGTATTAAAGTACCCGTTCACTGGGACCATCCAATATCCTGCCATCTCATGAATGAACCGAACCTGCAAGGCGGCGCAAATCTGCTCCATCGCCTCGGCGCAGGTCATCATATTACTATCGGCATAATACGCCGCATCCACGTCCACCGCTCTGACGTCCTTCATTGGATCAAACGATTTCACAAATGCGTTGAGGTTGGCCTTCAATAAATCAATTCCTTTGCGGCTTGCCTCCGCGTTGTAGATCAGGGCAGCATCATAGAAATAATTTGTGTTAATCCCCAAAACTACCCAGTACTCACTCAGCTCAATCTGCTCTAAACACTTGCGGAATAGGTAGGCCAAAGTTATACGGCCATCGGTAAACCAAAGGTCAGAAACCCGAAACCCTTTTAACAATTCTAGCCCGTCAACGGCTGCCAGTGATATTTGTGTTTTGGCTTGGATGGCCTCGCGCAGTCGTGTCATTTGGTCGGCAACAACTCGCCCAATCCAAATAGGCACATCCTCACGATACACAATCATCGCCCAGTTATTCTCTGCCTCTGTGCTTATGCTTAGGAAATCTGCGAGCACAGTGTTATTTGGCATTACCCATTCGGTAGTACAACGTGATGGGCGCAGGAATGATTCATAGGTTGCGCTCCCTTCCCCTGCCCTTTCAATCTCAAAGCCATTGCCTGCAAGTTGCAACTCTGTGCCTGAGGTGGTGCTACCACTTGGCGCATCCCATAACTCAACCCTGTAATCTATATCTTGCACGCTCTTAAAAGAGCCATAGTAAATCCTTGCCATTATCCGCGTTTGCTATCTGTGTTATATCGGTTTAGTACTATCGCCAAATCCCTGCCGCTTATGGTTGTGCTCGCCACAAATCCGCTTTGGTTGTCGGTCTTAATTAGGTTGCGCAACTTGTCAAGCGGTGCGATAACTTCTGGGTTGGTTGAGGCCCCTGGGTACTCCCCCATTAAACCCAACGTCGGCCCGCTAACAATACCACCCTCAGCAAATGCCGTAGGCTGTGGCCCTTTGTTCAGCATGTTTGTAATTACAACCGAGCCCGCAATCAAAGCAACCCCCGCAGCCGCCGCAGCTATCGGGTTTTTGATTAGCAATTCCTTAAACGCTTTAGACGCCGTCGCCGTTGCAATCAATGCCTGCCCGAATGATTTCATAAAGCCAGCCACCGCAGTTAGCAAGCGCTTGCCGAATGTTTCGAAGGTATCGATTTGGCCAGTAAGCAAATCGCCTATCATAGTGCCAAAATCCTGCAGGCCTTGGGCGGTCAAACTATTAAACGCCTGATTGATGCCCTCCATAGATTTCGCAAAACGCTCTTCATACTCTTCTTGCTTTGCGATTTGGTTTTGCATCGCATAGTCGATTTGAGTAAAAGTGTGCTCAAGTTTCTGCGGGGTTTTAATATCAATGGGCGCAACGTCAACGGGCTTAATGCCTTGGCGTGTGCCACTGGCTGCCGTTTGTACCTCTGTCGCTTTTAATTCGTTTGCGGTTTTTTCTGCCTCCGCTAATAGTGCCGCTTGGTTTGCTTTGAAATTCTTTAAATTGACTGCACGCTGACGGGCAATCATGTCGTTTTTTTCAATCTCTAAAGCAACAATCTTGCCCTGATATTCTTGGTTTATTTCATAGCGTAGATCTGCCTCAAGTTGCGTATACTTTCTAGAAATCTCGGCTATCTTTTTAGCGTCGCCATCCGCAAGGTACATTTCCTCACGTCGCTGCGCTGACAATCTATCTAGCGCCTCTTTGCCATACTGCACGTATATGGCCTTCTGCTTGTCTAAGCTGGCCTTTTTTATATTGTAGATTTCCTGCTCGCTCTTACCTTCTGCCTTGGCTCTGCTTATTGCCAACTCAAGGGCTCGCTCTTCTGCTTTAATTCTGCGCTGGCCTAATGTAAGCCCACGCTCTTGCTGTTGCTCAAGTAGTGCCAGTCGTTCCTTTGCCTCGTCGATTGCCTTGGCGCTCTTCTGAAACAAAGTAATCACCAAGCCAATAGCAACAACCACAGCACCTGCACCCGTAGCAATCAAAGCCACAGAGTAGGCACGGGCTGCAATCGTAGCCTGCCCCATTACAAACGCCTGCACTTCAGTAGCCGCCGACAAAATCCCCTGAGCTACTGCGCTCTCCTGTTGCAACGCTGCCTGTATTGCAGTCACGCCATTAACCAAAGCAATAGCCCCCTGCAATTTTACCATCACTTTCTGGAGATCTTCGCTTTGCAATCCAGTCATGGCAAGCGCTCCCTCAACTGCTCCAAACGCACCCGCTACTGCATTAACCCCACCGAGCACCGCATCCAAACGCCGCGTATCGCTAGCAAAGTATGACACCTCAGCCCGAGCATCTCCAATGCTATCCTTAATTCTACCCGCCTGCTTAATGATGTCGTTGGCAGCTTGCGCAAACTCTGGCCCCAATGCCCTTGCCTCCATCGCTAGGTTAGTCAACTGTCTGACAGTTCCCGCCGTTGGGTTTTTGGTAGCAATGTTGCTGAGCTTGTCCTGTATGTCCTTTGCGCTTTTAGCAACGTCGGCACTCATTTGGTTGCCGCTCTTCTGGATCACTGCAATTGCATCGTCGAAACCTTTTTTAAGTTTCTCAATGTCTGCGCCAATTACTATGTTTAACGACCTTGCCATTATCTGATGTAGTTAATAATGAAGTCCTGCGATACCTGATAAATGCCAGAGAATCCCGCCTCGTCGTCCGTAAGTTGCAACTCACTATCGAACTCAATCGTTTGGCAGCTGACGCCGTTAAACGTCCCCGGCAATGTGGCCGCCTCAAACGCCGCCCGTACTTGCTCAGCGACCGCCGTAGCGCTTGCGAAGGTTGTGCCAAAACTATTAACCTGCACACGTGCAAAGTCAGTGCGTGAGTGGCTTGTGTTCGTCGGGCTTGCAACAACGCTGACAAGGTTGTAACTGATTGCAGGGAATGCGCTTTCTTGTGGAATCCGCAAAGGGTTTAAGCGTGTACTAACCAAGGATGTGAGGCCCGCGTAGTTGCTTAAAATGTTATATACTATTTTTATAGGGGCGCTCATGCTTTGGCGTCGGGTGTTAATTTATCAAAGACATGCGAATATAACTTAACGGCGTCCTCAATACTAATATAGTCGGACTCCTCCCATGGAAATGTTAACAGCCTTTTCGGCTCGATTGGCTTTTTTAAGTGGGGCGCCATACTGGTAGCAACTGCCCAGCGGGTAATTTCCCATTGGTTTTTATACTGCTGTTGCTGCGCCTCCCTCATGCCGTCAAGTTTCAGCCGCCAAAATCGTGGCGTGCATTTCCAAAACTCGGACTCACTTAACCCCATTTCGCCGTAACTGATGCGCTCAATCTTGCGCCAAGTTAGCGGTGCGCCGTCGCCCTTGGCTTTTACTTTCCCTCTGGCTCGTCGCTGGAAAAGAAGTCAGTAACCGCCTTTGTAAATCCATCCAATGCAGGGCTTAACTCTGAGAATCGTGTAACTGCGCTGCCTAATTTTTGCACTGTTGCAAATGGCGTTTTACCTCCATCCGCCTCATACCCTTCGAGAATCCCGTAGAATGCGCAAGCTAGTGCGAAGTCCATAGATTTGGCGAGATCTTTCTGCATGCTCAAATCTGCAAAGTTTTCCATACCTGCCAACTGCATTACGTTGCGAAGGCTGTTCATGTTAAACAAAAGGGGGTGCTGAACACCCCCAATGATAATGTGGCTCATGCCACAAATATAATAAAATAAACTTATGAAACGGTTCCGATGGTCAAGGCGCCAGTACCCTGCAAAGTTCCTGTGAAAGTTGCTTTGTCGTTGTTGGGTGCGCTCAATGACAAACTGCTAAAGTAAGCAGAGCCAGTGAATTTTTCGTCGCCTGTTACGTTGGTAGTCATTACAACAGTCAAAGAAGTGCCCGCCAACAAATCAGTCAAAAGGTCTTTGAATGATTGGCCGCTTGTGCTTACGCTTGCGTCTTGCTCAAAGATACCTTCGACGTTCAAAGTGTAGCCATATTCGCCAGCGATAAACTCTTTGGCGCCTGCGCTATCTTTGTTAGTAACGTCGATCATATCTTTAGAAATGTCGATTGATTGAGAGGTCGCGTTTGCGATTTTAGTTAATGTGCCGCTTACATCTTTGTAGATGCTAATGAGCGTGCCGTTTACTGGTCCAGTAGTTGCCATGGTTATTTATATATTAAATTATTTTTCTTTGCTAGGTCGGCAATGATTAAATCAACGCCTTTTAGTATTTCTTCAGTCACCGCATTTGCATTTTGGTCCAACGCTGGGCGCATGAATGGGCGAGGTGTTAAACTCCCTGTGTAGCGTCCATTTGATTGAATACGTGGAGCGGTGCCATATTCTACCATCACGCCGAGATAACTGTTATAGTATTCTTTTCTTAAGCCAATTAGCGCCTTGTCTAGGTTTGTGCTATCCTTTGCCGTGATGAATCCAATCGAATCGCGTAGGTCACCCGTATCGACAGGGGCCAAACTTTTGGCGGTGTTAATAATGCGCTGACTGCTTTTTCTAATCACCTTCTGCAACTTCGGCGTTTTAACGTTTGCGCCCATAGCCTCCAAGGCATTCAGGACCTCGGCCATCCCAGTTACATTTTTGTCGGCCATTATTGCGTTAATTCGGTTTGTAGTTTCAAATATAGATTACGCTGCAGGTTGGCTATGTTAACAATGTTGTGCGCTCCATTGTCATCAACCACCCTGTGCTTAACGCCTACGGCCGAATCGTAACGGATGGTATAAAACACAATCTGTTTATGCTCGCGGCGGTCAGCATTCACATTCTCGCTGCCTGCCTCCTGCTCAACACGCTGCGCCCATGCGGTAGCGTATTCAGTCCACGTCTGCAGTTTCTCCCCTGTGTTGGTATCTATCGTTTCGGTGTAGCTTTGCAGGCTAACCAGTACGTCCATTACGCCCGCATTCATTAGATCATGATTTGGATTTTGTACGGATCTAGCAGATAGTGAAAGCCGAAACTCATTTCGCTTTGAATCGTTCCTGTAACAATGGCCTGCCTGTTATCGTAATACTGAGCAACCAACAACAGCGCAGCGTGTTTAATCGTTGCGGGCAGGATGGTGTCAGGATCTACCGACGTGGTACCGACAGGATTGAAACCCTCAGAAATTTCAACGATGTACTTAATTGAGTCGTCGGTTATGCTTGTCGGTGTGTTTTCAAAAAAAATATTGCGCGAATAACTGCCCATTGGATCAGGCGAGGCCAACCAGTCGGCAGAATCAAAAGCAACAACCGCCTGCGAGTCGTTCACATAGCTCACCGAGTTAATCGCCAAACAGCGCGTGTTTAAGCGCAGATAATTTCCCGATGGTACATTCAGACCGTTCACAGGATTGACGAGCGCAGGCTGCCCTACAAATGAGTCGTAGCCATATTTTGCCGTTGCTTTCCTAACTGAGTAACCCAAATAATTACTGCAAGCGTCCAAAGCCATAGAGATAAGGCCAGAAATATATGTATCATCTGAGGAACTTGTAACTCTCAAATGAGTTTTAGCATCTGCCAAACTGAGGTAATCAGTGGCGGCATTTGCGAAGTCGGTGTATCTACGGCTAACAAACATTTTATTCGGCGTCTAGTTCGGTTTCTGGGTTTACTGTTTTTGCCTTCTTTGGCTTGCTTGGGGTAAGCGCTGGAATCTCAACAGCAACGCCTGCCTCAATTAAAAGCATGGCCTGCTTGGTTTCCATAATCACTTCTTCGCCCGCGTTGTAACTTAGGTTAAATTGTCCTGTTGGGTTTGCAACAAACTTAATCTTCATATTGGCCCAGGGGCAATGCAGTCAAGATCACCCCTGGCACTCGGTCTTTAATGACTCCGAGCAGTCAAGTTATTAGGCCACGATGTCCTTACATACCGCGAAGGCAGTAGGCTGCAACAAGTTGCAATCGAGGTAAGCATTCAATACAACGTTGGTCAAGCCAGCAGTGGCACCGCTATAAGGATCAACTGTCAACTCCATACCACCCCAAGAGGCGATAGCCATTTTGCTGAAATCTCCGAAAATCATAGCAGACAAAGTGCTAGAAGTTCCTTTGCTCAAGTTGCTAGGCACCAAAGTAGAAGTGGCCACAGGGTAGCCGTTCAAGTCCATACCGCCAGCAGGCCAGATGAAGTTTCCTTCAACGCCAGAAGATTGGCGTGGGATGGTTTGCAAAGCAGCTTTAACTTTAGGGTTAGTCAAGTAAGCAACGCCCTCGCCGTTAGCGTTTTCTACGGCCTTCATCAAGTTAACAACGTCAGCCCAAACTGGAGCGATACCGTTGGCGTTGGTAGAGTTGCTAGTAGCACCACCTGCATAAGTAACGTTTACGTTGCTGTTTGCAATGATACCAGTAGGCTCGTTAGATCCACCGCCTTTGATAGCAGCAGTTTCCAAAGATTGAGCCATAGCATTTAACAACCAGTTACGCACGTAGGCGTCAATAGAGTTGCTAGATTGCAACATTAACTGGTTAGAAACTTGAATGTAAGCAGCCAAACGCTTAGGGCTAAAAGTAATTTTAGAGAAGGCAGGGCTCTTTTCAGTAGCAGAACCGTTCTCAGTATTCCAACCAGCAGAAGGCACAGTGCTAGCGGTAGGCATGTCCAAGTTACCAACCAATCCAGACAACTGCTGCACACCCAAACCGCGCAAAACGGTCTTTGGCAACAACACATCGATGATTGAACCAACAGAGGTCTGCACGTTAACACCACCCTCAGAGCCAGAAGTACCACCAGTGGCATTCATGTCACGTTTGAAAACTTCAGAAGGCACTTTCATTGAGTGAGCGCTTACGCTTACACCTGAACGCTGGAACTCAGCTGCGGCCATTGAGTTGAACTCAGCCTCAACACCTTCGCGACGGCCAGTGATAGCCATTTCCATTGCGCGCTTGAAAGAGTAGTTTTCTTTCATGGCCTCTTTTTCTTTCTCCTCGCTGCGGCTAGCAACGTGGCCAGCGGCTTGAGCTGCAAGATTCTGCAACTTTTCCAAGGTTTCAACTTCAGCTTTAATGGCGCCCAAACGAGCTTCGATTTCAGCCAAACGGTTGGTTTCAGATTCTGCCATTGAGCGGGCTTCCTTCTCGATGGTGGTTTGCAAGGTAGACAACTCGCCGAGCAAGCGTCCACGCTCTTCTTTCAATGCTTTGATTTTATTCATGATTTTGGTTTTTTGTTTTAATAATTGTTGTATCTAGCTAGTGCCAACTTAATTACATCAGCAGCGGCTTGGCTTCTTTTTGCCTCTTCAATCTCACGCTCCTGATCTCTTAAGGCCACAACGCTACGGGCGTCGGCCTCGGTGTCAGCGTAGGCGGGGTAAGTTACTGGGCTGACATCGTACAAATCTTCGATGACTCTAATTGTGCGTTTGCCCATTGATCCGTATTTTTCTGACTCGCTCCACATTTGCTCTTTGATAGTAAAAGCAAAACTGCTCTGTGTAATATCTCCGCGCATGATAGAACGCACAACGCTCATATGCGTTGGGTTTTCATAATCAGGCACCCAAGTGTACTCAAGATTCCCGTCTGAATTTACAAACACTTTGCAGGTGTCTGCCTTGGTGCGGCCCAGAATCAATTCGGCCTCATGGTTAAATAGGCAGCGGATATCATACTCTTTGCTTAAAGCGTAGTCAAACGCCCCGGGAAGTATTACCTCTTCAAAATATCCTAGATCAGTGGCAGAGTTTACCACGGCAGCAATGCCGCCTATCTCCTTTGGCATGCCTTCGCCGTCTGCTCTAGTGTGGACGGTGCCCGTAAATGTGCGCCTTTCTTGTTTCATTAGATTACTTCTGTGTTATTAGTTCCCTCTGGGTTATTGTTCTTGTCGGCGGTGCTCATTAGTTGCGCAATCTTAGCATCCATGTAGGCGTCAATTTTTGACGACGGCATGAGGTTGGATTCGATTAAATACTCATCGCCACCATTAAAGCCGTTGGCATCTTCAAACATACGCGCCTCGTTACGTGAAAGCCAACCGCCGCGGATGCCCTTGTTGTAATAATCTGCTCGCTCGTTGGCGCTGGCTCTCAACAGCGAATTAAAGTTAAATTTGAAATAATAGGTTAACTTGTCATTTTCTGTTAACAGCTTGCGAGCCATTTCCTGCTCGATGTTAATGGCGTAGGATGCCAAAGTGCGAGCGTAAAAATCTTGATACTCTTGCTCGACGCTAGATTTGATACCTTCCTTTGCGCCAATCATTGACGCAGGTACTCCAAAAATACGGGCGATTTCCTCAGCCGAAAACTTGCGGGTTTCCAAGTACTGCGCCTCCTCAGGGCTAAGGCTCAACTTTTCCATCTTGATGCCGTTGGGCAACACTGTGCTGCGGCTTGCCCCATCTATCACATCGTCTAGCGATTTCTTCAATGGCACTGCCTGCTCTGGCTTAATCTGTGCGTCAGATGTTAACAAGAATTTCAACACCCCATTTTTATAGACGCCTGCGCTCTGGCTAATTGCTGCCAAATCAATGCCCAAGGTTTCGGCGTGCACCACGATGGGCGACAAACCTACAAGCGGATCATCTCCACACAAGCCCTTAAAGTGCAACATATCTGCAGCAGGAATCATTCCGGGGAATCCCTTGCGGTTTACTTTGTAGAATAGTTGGCCGTCCTGCATGATTGGCTGCACGTAATCGGGTGCAATCGGGTGCAACTCAATGCCCAGATATCTGCTATCACGATTAATAAAAGCAT